TGACATTGCGGACGATATGCGAGTCGGAAAACACATGAATTTTACTTTACGGCACTTCGTGGAACGGGTGAAGATATATACGGAAGAGAAGTTTCCATTCAAAACTTACAAGATAGGACTAAAAAAATGAAAAATGTAAAGCTTGTCCGACTACAAAATGGAAGTGATATCATCAGCACCACTGAAGAAATTATGGAAGGTCATTATCTTTTGACCAACCCAATGATATTTGATGTAACAAACAGAGGTTCAACCTCTCACATCATGTTGAGTTTCTTCTTACCACAACAACTGGTGCAAAAGAATGAAGTCATTTTGAACAGTAAAGATATCTTGTTTATCACCACACCAACTGAAGAATTTGCTGAGTATTATGAAAACTCTGTGGATAATCTTAAGAAGATGGAATCAGAGAATGAATTCCATGAAGAAGTTCAAGAAGAACTTAGTGAAAGAATTAAAGGACTAATTGTCCAAGCTTTTGAGAACATGGAAGTTGATCCAGAAGGTAAAACAATTCATTAATCTCTATGGTCAACACCGAGACTTTAACACTTGTCAAGTCTTTTGTCAACAAAAATTATGGTATATTTGAATGAGCACTAAACATTACATCAACAACGCAGACTTTCTACAAGCTTTAATTGCCTACAAGGAACGTAAAGTTACCAATCCTAACGAACCAATACCAAACTATATCGGTGAATGTTGGATGAAGATTGCAGAAGGTCTATCACATAAACCTAACTTCATAAATTATCCTCACAGAGAAGATATGATAGGAGATGGTATTGAAAATTGCCTAATGTACTTTGAGAACTTTGATCCTACTAAGTCAAAGAATCCATTTGCCTATTTCACTCAAATCATATATTATGCTTTCTTACGTAGGATTCAGAAAGAGAAAAAACAACTCTATGTGAAGTACAAATCTACAGAACAGCTTGGTATTTTGGATGAATTTGATATGTTGGAAACAGAAAGTGGTGGTAACAGACAGTTTGAACTGTATGATAACATTGCCGAATTTATTGAAACATATGAAGAAGGCCAACAGAAAAAGAAAGATGACAAGAAGGCAGCCGTAAAGAAACCTAAGGGCATTGAAAACTTTTTAGAATAGTTATCTTGTCAAGTAAGTTAAAAGTCTTTTTTGCATAAATAAAACAAAAAGGAGATGTTATGAAAATTTACTGCATAGAAAATTTGTTGGACGGTAAAAAGTATGTTGGATTAACTAAAGGTGAAATACAAAGAAGATTCAAAAGGCACAAAGAACACGCCAGAAGCAACAAAGAAAAACAACATTTACACGATGCAATAAATTTATACGGAATCAAAAATTTTGTGTGTTATGAGTTGGACACAGCCAATAGTTTTGAAGAACTTTGCGAAAAAGAAAAAGAATGGATAAAAAAATTAAATTCAAAAACTGAAGGTTATAATGAGACAAACGGCGGCGAAGGTTCGTTTGGTAGAGTTTTAAGTGAAATCACAAAACAAAAAATAGGAAATTCAAATAGGGGTAGAGTTCAGTCTTATGAAGAAAAAAAAATTAGAAGCGAATCTAACAAAGGAATAAATGCCGGTTCAAAAAATCCTTTTTATGGTAAAACACACAGCACACAATCAATAGAAAAATACTTAAGTCACAAAGGTGTATGTGTTCATTGTGGAATTGAAGCGACCAATGCTAATATAAAAAGATGGCACAACGATAATTGTAAAAAGAAAGTGAATTCATAATGAAAATTTGTATATTAGGTGATACTCATTTTGGAATGAGAAATGATTCTGTTGCTTTTTTAGATTTTGGTGAAAAATTTTATAATGAAACTTTTTTTCCTTATTTGATTGAAAACAATATAAAGACTATAATACAACTTGGAGATTTTTTTGATAGAAGAAAATATATAAATTTTTATAGTTTGAAAAGAACTAAAGAAATGTTCTTAGATAAGTTGATTCAATACAATATTGAAATGATAGTTTTGGCTGGAAACCACGATACATACTTCAAAAATACAAATGAAGTGAATTCAATAAAACTATTGTTGGAAGATTACGAAAATATTACAGTTATTGATGTTCCACAAACGGTACATTTGGAATGTGCAAACACTTCATATGATATTTGTATAATTCCGTGGATTTGTGCAGATAATTATGATAACTGTATGAATGAAATTAAAAACACAACCGCACCAATTTGTATGGGACATTTTGAAATTTCTGGATTTGCAATGCACCGAGGACAAATTTCAGATGAGGGATTAAGTATGAATCTATTTGATAAATTTCAAAACACATTTAGTGGCCATTATCACCATAAATCAACTCAAAAAGGAATTACATATGTTGGCACGCCGATGGAGATGACCTGGCAAGACTATTCGGATCCTCGTGGTTTCCATCTCTTTGACTTGGATTCCTATGAGTTGGTTTTTGTACAAAATCCTAATGTCATGTTTCATAGAATAATCTATGATGACAAACAACAAGAGATTAAAGATGTCTTAAACAAAGACCTAAGTGCATGTGCCGGTGTTTATGTTAAGGTTGTGGTAGTAAACAAAACTAATCCATATCTGTTTGACCAGTTCATGAACAAGATTTACGGACTTAATCCACTCGATATTACCATTGTTGAAGATGCATTAGACTTGACAGATGATGATAATGATGATAGAATTGATGAAGCCGAGGATACTGTAACCATCATTAACAAATATGTTGATGCGTTACAGAATGATGGCATTGATAATAACAGGCTTAAATCCATGATGCGTGAATTGTATGTGGAAGCACTGAACTTAGAACAGGTATGATAAAGTTTCAAACTATTATTTGGAAGAATTTGTTAAGTACCGGTAACTCTTTTACTGAAATCAAACTAGACAAATCTCCCAACACCTTGATTATTGGTAATAATGGCGCAGGCAAGTCCACAATTCTGGATGCACTGTGCTTTGGCCTGTTTGGTAAACCATTTCGTAAGATTAACAAACCAAACCTTGTAAACTCAATCAACAACTCGGATGCCGTAGTAGAGATTGAATTTTCTATTGGCAAAAAACAATACAAGGTCATTCGTGGAATCAAACCAAATACCTTTGAAATTTATCTTAATGGTGTTTTGCTGAACCAGGATGCCAAGGCGAAAGACTACCAAGACTTCTTAGAGAAATCTATTCTCAAGTTTAACTATAAGTCATTCACGCAAATTGTCATCCTTGGTTCAGCATCCTTTGTTCCTTTTATGCAGTTGACTCCTGCTGACCGCAGAACAATCATTGAAGAACTGTTGGACATTCAAATCTTTACTGCCATGAACGGTCTTATCAAAGAACGCATGTCAGCTATCAAAGATACAACTACAAAAAACAAGTATGCAATGGAACTTGTGTCTGAAAAGATTCAGATGCAAAAGCAAAACATTGAAGAAAGCAAGAAGAACAATGAATATGAAATTGTAGGTAGAAAAGAAGAAATACAGACAAATCAGAAACAGGCTGAACAGCTATCAAAAGACATTGAGTTGATTCAAAAGCACATTGATGCATTGAATAAAAAGATTGCAGACCAGGCAACAGTTGAAACAAGAAGCAAGAAGTTACTTCAACTTGAGGCCAAGATTGAAACCTCAATCAAAAAGGTTGAAAAGGACATTGCTTTCTATCACAACAACGATAACTGTCCTACATGTAAACAGGTTCTTGATTCTGATTTCAAACAGGAACAAATCAAGGAACATTCATCAAAAGTATTGTTGCAAAAAGATGGTTTGGTAGAACTTAATAAAGAATACAGTAAGTTACAAAACCGTTTGAACGAAATTGTAAAAATTTCAAAACACATTACGGAACACAACAACGAAATCGTTAAACATAATTCAACCATTTCGGCCATTAATAAGTATACAAAGAAACTTAATGCTGAGATTGAAGCACTTTCTAAACAGAAAGATACTTTGACTGAAGACAACCAAAAATTAAAAGATTTAAAAACAGAATTGTCTGGTTTGGTAAAAGACCAAGAATCACTTTCTGTTGAAAAACATTACCATGAATACGCCGCATCATTGTTGAAAGACAATGGTATCAAGACAAAGATTATCAAACAGTATCTACCCATCATCAACAAGTTGGTGAATAAGTATTTGAAAGCCATGGACTTCTTTGTTAACTTTAACCTGAATGAAAACTTTGAAGAAACTATCAAGTCACGACACCGTGATGAGTTCAGTTACTCCAATTTTTCAGAAGGTGAAAAGATGCGTATTGACTTGGCTTTGTTGTTCACATGGCGACAAATTGCTAAGATGAAAAACTCAACAAATACCAACTTGTTGATTCTGGATGAAGTATTTGATTCCAGTTTAGATGGTGTTGGAACGGATGAATTTTTGAAATTGATTCATGACATGGGCAGTGAAACAAATATTTTTGTTATCAGCCACAAGGGTGACCAACTTTTTGATAAGTTTAGGTCAATAATTAGGTTTAAGAAAGTTAACAACTTTAGCCAGGTGGAAAAATGAATGAAATAAAACCAATTGATGGTGTCTTTAAATTTGACACTTCTGATGTATTAAAGGGTGATGTAAATCCTAAAATTGAAACGATTGAAACGTTTGATTTGGTTTCTCCTGATGATCCAATTCTACGTGAAGTAATGCCACACTTTGATTTTGAAAATGCAATTATTAATCCAAATGATTTCGCATCTTCATTAGTTGAGACTTGCAAGAAGAATAATGGTGTTGGCTTATCCGCAAATCAATGTGGTTTTCCATATCGTGTTTTTGTGATGGGTTCCGGTGACAATTATGTTGCTCACTTTAATCCTGAATTACTTGAAACTTCAGGTGAATCACACATGATGGAAGGTTGTTTATCTTTTCCGTTATTAGGATTGCGTATCACACGACCAACAGAAGTTACGGTAAAATACCAAGACTTCAACGGTAAAGAACATATCACAAAGTATGTTGGTATTTCTGCACGTTGTTTCTTGCATGAATTGGATCACATGAATGGTGTTGTATACACTGACCGTGTAAAACCACTAGCACTAAAGTCTGGTTTAGATAAACGAAACAAGGTTATTAAGAAAATGGCACAATATCAAGCATTAATGATGAAACAAGCGAAACAAAAAAATGGCAAAAACTCCGCTAGAGTTCGTTGAGAAACAATGGGTTACGTGGCAGGATCAAAATCCTGTCCACGAACATATTGATGAAGAACAACTAAAAGACACACTTATTAACGACTTGACCTATGCATCACAAATGGATGTTAGGGAATACACACTATACCAAAAATGGTGTGAAGTCAAAGAACGTTATCCTGTGAAAGAAGTCTCCACATTGTGGGGTGATGAAGTTCATATGGTTAACAAAGAGCAAGAGAAGTTG